CTATGGCTGGTGCTGGAAGTAGATTTTTTGAGTCGGGATATACATTTCCAAAACCTCTAATTGATGTTGATGGTGTTCCAATGATTCAGGCTGTTGTTAATAGTCTTTCAATAAATGCAAGATATACTTATATAGTTCAGCAATCACACTATGATCAATATAACTTAGAGCACTTACTTAATTTAATAACACCAGGATGTAATATAGTTAAAATTAATGGAGTTACAGATGGAGCAGCAAGAACTTGTTTATATGCTTCAGATTATATAAATAATGATGAACCATTGTTAATTGCCAACTCTGATCAAATTTTAGACTGGAATAGTCGTGAATTTTTATATGAACTATACACAAAAAATGCTGATGGTGGAATTGCTACGTTTGAATCATCACATCCAAAGTGGTCTTATGCAAAAACAAATTTAGAAAAAATTGTTTTAGAAGTTGCAGAAAAAAAGGTTATTAGTAATAATGCTACTGTTGGAGTATATTATTGGAAGCATGGCCAAGATTTTATTAAATATACAAATCAAATGATTGAAAAAAATATAAGGACAAATGATGAATTTTATGTTTGTCCAGTTTTTAATGAAGCAATTAAAGATAATAAAATTGTTTATTCAATACCAATTAAAAAAATGTGGGGCATTGGAACCCCAGAAGATTTAACATATTATTTATATCATAGGAATAAAAATGATTAAGATAGCGCACAGAGGAAATATGTTTGGAATAGATCCAATGGAAAATAGCCCCACATTAATAGAAATGGCAGTTTTAAAAGGATTCGATGTTGAAATCGATATAAGACTAATTGATTCTACTTGGTATTTAGGTCATGATTTTGGACAATATCCAGTCGGAAATATCTTTATAGAAAAATATAAAGACATTGCCTGGTTTCATTGTAAAAACCTAGAAGCATTACAGGCATTAGATAGAAATAATCATAAATTTTTTTGGCATCAGGGTGATGATTTTACGTTGACTAGTAATGGATATATCTGGACGTATCCTGAAAAAAATTTTGGCAATAATTCTATTGTTGTAGACTTAAATCTTGAAAAAAAATATAATGTAAATATACCTTATGGAATTTGTACAGACTATCCAACTTTGATATAATAAGAAAGGGGTTATATGTTTTTAGTTAATGAGATAGAAAATGGAAAAGGTTTTAAAAATTTTGATTGGTTTAAAAAAAATACTGATATATTTTTTAATAAAGACATGGTTTTTATTAAAAAATATTTGGATCTATCAAAAAATGAAGAAGCGCTTGGTTTTATCACTAATGTAGGAACCTTGCCACTTAATATTGTTAATAAAGATTTATATCAAAATGCACATATTGATGATAGTTTAGTTACGTATGACTTTGTTAATAATGAGCATAAAGTTTGGATAGCAATCAATAGTTCATTTTTTCATTTTTTTATGGATAGCATTGCATCTATAATTGTATTTCATAAAAAATATCCTAAAATACAATTTATTATAGATTTTGTTGACCTACATGATAATGAGCATGATATTTATTTATCATTTTTAAAAGATTTTTTAAAAACTAAAAAAATAAATCATGTAATTATTGAAAAAAATTTTGTAATAAAAATAAATAATTTTTTTACAGTAAATTCATTAATAAAATCTGATTTTGCAATTAACGAAATATATAATTTTTCTCAAAAATATGTAAAAGAAAAAAATAAAATTCCAACAAAAAAAGTTTATATTAGTAGAAAATTTACGCCATCACACAGAAATGTTATTCAGTTTAAAAATTTGGGAATTGATATAAATGAGGTTGGTATTAGCGATGTAAGAGTTTATAATGAAAAAGTATTAGAAAACTTTTTAAAATTAAATGGATTTGAAATAGTTTATGCAGAAAAATTTACTTCAATAAAAGAACAAATTAATTATTTTAATGATGTTAGTTTATTAATTGCAGCAACTTCTTCGGGTCTTTTAAATTCAATTTTTATGCCACCAAATGGAACTGTTATTGATTTGATCACACCTATAATACCAGGAGTGTCAGACGCATATCAAATACATTCTCATCAATATCTAGAAATGGCATATGCTAAAAAACACAACTATTTGGGAATTCCTAGTAAATTTTATGCCGAGGGTATTGTTGAATATTTTTTAAAAAATCAAAAAATATTTGATTTTATTACAAAATGATAATATTGCTATTAATGTGATTTTGTTGCATTCATTCCTTTATTCTGATATAATTTAAAAAAGGAGTTTTTTGTGTATATTAATGATATAAAAAATAAAAAGGGTTTTGATAATGTTGATTGGTTAGAAAAAAATCCTGGAATCAAATTTAATAAAGATACTATTTTTGTAAAAAAATATTTAGATCTTAACAAAAATGAAAATTATAAAGATGTAATTATATCCTCATCATCAGTTCCTCTTTATATTGTAGATGAAAACTTATACAATGATGAAAAAACAAATGCAGTTAAATATGAATTTGTAGATAGTGAAAAAAAAGTTTTAATAACTATATGTGGAACATTTTTTCATTTTTTTATGGATAGTATTTCATCTATTCTTATTTTAAATAATAAATATCCAGGAATAAAATTTATTATAGACTTTGCAGATTTTAAAAATAATCAAGAACACGTTTATTTATCATTATTAAAAGATTTTTTAAATTTAAACAATATTAATCATGTACTTTTAGAAACAAATTTTGTAATAAAAATAAATAACTTTTTTAAAATTGACTCATTAACTCCGAGCGATTTTACAATTAATGAAATATATAATTTTTCTCAAAAATATGTAAAAGAAAAAAATAAAATTCCAACAAAAAAAGTTTATATTAGTAGAAAATATACCCCATGTCATAGAGATACAGATTTATTTGAAAATGCAGGAATTGACATAGAAAAGGTTGGTTATTCTGATATAAGGGTTTATAACGAACCAAGACTAGAAAGTTTTTTTCGTTCTATTGGATTTGAAATAGTTTATGCAGAAAAATTTAATTCAATAGAAGAGCAAATTAATTATTTTAATGATGTTATCGTGTTAGTTGGCGCAACATCATCTGGACTTCTTAATTCTATTTTTATGCCTTCTGGAGGTCTTGTTGTAGAATTAATGACACCATTTATTCCAGGATTAAGAGATATATATGAACTACATTCCTCTCAATATTTAGAGATGTCATATTCTAAAAAACATAATTATTTAGGGGTTCCAAGTAAATTTTATGCAAAAGATATTGCTGAATATTTTTTGACTAACCCAGAAATGTTTAATTTTATTAAGAGGTATCAAAAAAGATGATGTATACAGATGCTATGCAACGTGCTTTTAGATCAATTACTCCACCAAGAGGATTTGCTATTGACATTATAGATAATGAACATTTTTTAACTGTTAGGGCTAATGAAAAACAATTCATGAGGTTAGATGAGTTTGAAAAAAGAAGAGCGTTTGAATACATGATGAAAGTAAAAAAGGCGTTAGAAGATAATGGTGCTGTCGTAATGTTAGTAAGAGATGCAGTAAAATGATTAAAAAAATAATTTGTAAGATTACAGGACATGATTTTTCTATTGATGTAGGATCTTGTCCTTTTACTGGCAATAGTTATGTTATTTGTAAAAAATGTTTAGGAATGAAGGTGAAAAATGAAAAAATGGATTAGTTTGTCTGTTTTAGGTGTATTTGTTTCATTTATTGGATTAATTGTTGTTGCCTTTGCACAGTTGACACAAGCCCTACAATCTGATATATTTGATATAGAAACAGAAGATGAGGAGTTGTTCTAATGCAAACCTTTTTACCATATACTAGCACCCTTGCTTGTGCACAAGAATTAGATAATAAAAGACTTAATAAACAAATCCTCGAAGGATATCAAATTCTTAATATACTTTCTGGCAAGTCTAAAGGTGGCGCATGGAGAAACCATCCTGCTGTTCTTATGTGGAAAGGCTTTGAGCGTGGCCTTTGGGTTTATATTGAGGCTATGGTGCAGATTGCTAATCTTCGTGGTATCAAAACAGAAAATAATGTAAAAAACCTTAGAGCACTACACGATCAGTGTTGGGAAACTTGGGGAGATAAACGACCAGAATTTTGGAATGATGAGATTAAAGTTATGAGACTAGTAACTACTCATCGTGCTAATCTATTTAATAAAGATCCAATGTATTATGCTAAGTATCAATCTGCGGTAACTAGTCCATACAATAGTCCATGTTGCCCAGATAAGAAAGAGCCATGCAAGTATTATTGGCCAACACATGAGGAGAAAAATGCAGTGGTATAGTTGGGTAATAGGAGTTTTAGTTATATTTAATATTTATGTAATTTATAGAGCAGTAATAATTCAAATGGCACTTAATCAAAGTTTATTAGACAATCAAATTGCAATCTCTATGATGAAGGTAATGAAAGAAGAATTAGAAAACTCAGATAAATTTAAAGATGATTCAAATGAAGATTTTATAAAGTTTTTATCTGAATCAAGAGACTGGGCATTTGATTATATTGAAAATACAATAAAAAAAATAAACGAGGTCATTGAGTACTGTAGAAAAGAAACAAATCGTGGCGACCTTGGAGATTATCGAACTGGTCCAATTTTGATGAATATCGTTAAACAATTGCGACCTCTTGTTGAACAAAACAAGGACAAGCAATAGTGTATAATAAATTAGGGTGGTGATTAAATGAATAACGCACAATTAAAGGCTATGGGTGCCTCTTATGGACGTTCAGTTCTTGCTGGTATAGTTGCACTATATACTGCTGGAATTACTGATCCTAAAGACATGTGGGCTGCTCTAGTGGCCGCTCTTGTACCAGTTGTTCTTCGTGCAGCAAATCCAAAGGATCCAGCATTTGGTAAGTTTGATGCAATTGCAAAGGATGTAGATGATGCTATGAAGAATATCAAGCCAGCAAAGAAGAAGGCATCAAAGAAACCTGCAAAGAAAGTAGTAAAGTAAAAAAAATAATAGCAGGGCAGATAGTCGTTCTGCCCTGTTATTTTTATTTGGAGTGTTATGAATTTTGTTTATATTTGTAAAGATGGAGACAATGAAGAATTAAGATATTCTATTAGATCAATAGTTGCAAATTGTAATGTAGAAAATATTTTTGTAGTTGGTGGCAAACCTTCTTGGTATGCTGGAGAATATATAGAAGTAAAACAAAATTTATCTAAGTATAAGAATGCTCATAATAATTTTAAAACCATTTGTAATAGTTCTGAGATACCAGAAAATTTTATATTTATGAATGATGATTTTTTTGTTATGAAACAAACTGAAAATATAATAACTTATTTTGACAGAACACTATTAAATAAAATAGAAAGATATGAAAGTATTCTTGGAAGAAATTCTTACATAAACAGAATGAAAACAACACATCAAAAACTTTTATCTATGCAAATTGAATCACCATTAAACTATGAAATACACGTTCCAATGTTAATTAATAAAAATAATTTTAAAAAAGTTGTCGGTATGAATCATAATCTTTTATATAGATCTATTTATGGAAATATATACAATGTTCAAGGAAACGAAATGGAAGATGTTAAAGTTTATGATTCAGTAAATATGCAGTCTTTATCATATGAGTATACATCTAACAAGTACAACTTTCTATCAACTGAGTCTGGATCATTTATAAAATTAAAAAATGATGGTATTTTTGATATGTTAAATTTAAAAACTAAATATGAAAAGAGTTAAATAGTTCGTAATACTTATTTTTTAAATTTTCTGGAGCAAAATTATTTATTCCAATTTTTAACGCTGCTCTTTTTTGTTCTTCTTTATCTTTTAACATAATATATTCATCTATCATTTCAGCCAGTTGTCTTGGATTAGCCCCATACACATCTATTAATGTCTTTGCTCTAAATTGATCAACTATAGAAGCATCTACTAGCCAATCAGATGGCAAAACTTTGTTATTTGGAGATATATTTGTCATAAAAACTGGTATACCACTTAGCAAAGCCTCATTCATTGGTAAGCAAAGACCTGCATATCTTCTTGGAAGTACCATAAGGTCAAAACCAGAGTACATATCTTCTCTATTTTTTTGATCATTATAATCTATAGTTAGTCTACTATCATTACTACTTATTTCTAATCTGGTTTGTGTTCTTATAACAAGTTCATAATTTGCTTTTGAATACCGCAACATTTCTACTATAGTATCTGTTCCATTACGATCCATAGCAGCACGTTTGCCACCAATATGAAGAATTCTATTATGTGTTTTAGATGTGTTTTCTTTTAATGCATTGCTAAATATACCTGGAGTAGTTGGTGGCGGTATATGAACAACCTTTGCCTTTCTACCAAACTTATCTATAATAGACTGTAGTTCCCAAGAACTTGGAGATATGAGAACATCTGGCAATGGCATTTTCTTTTTTGCAAGATTGCCAAACAGTTCATAGTTGTATTGCAAAAATGTTTTTATATTTTTTACTTTGGCTATTTCAATAAACTCTTCATTGTTATAAAATGTTTCACAACTTAAAACTATATCCAAATTATTTAAAAACTTTTCAATATCTCTGCCAGTTGGGTATCCAAGTATGCTTGTTACATTATAGCCATCGTACCATTCTGGATGCTGTATGTTGTTATTATGAGGAGAAAAATCAATAAGCATAACTTTGTCTGGTTTAAGCATATCTGTTAATTCTTTAGTTTGATAGCCTAATCCAGTATTGTCAGATCGTGCAATTATTCCTATTCTCATTCTGTATATCCCCATACCTTATCATCATCAGTAAACTTTCTTGTACCTTTTCTTCCATCTAGATGAAGAGACCTTTTAATATTTCCTTCTGGATGATATATCCACAACTTATGTTTATTCCAACCATCTAAATTAAATGCATCATATGGAGTAATATCATCTTGTATTCTTCCGTGTAGGGTGTCTTCAATAAAAACATTATCTGCCAAGACTGGTAAAACTTCTTCTCTATAATATCTAACTAATGATAGATGTGGCCTTTGACTCCATTGACTTGTTTTCATAAAGCCATCTTCAAGACCAAACATTAAATGTTTATGTGGATTTGGTATTTGTGATTCAAAATGAAATCTAATTGTTTTTGCTTTTTCATACTCAATCATGTCAAGACATTTTTGCCAATCAATCTCAGAATCAGTACAGAGTGGTGCGTCTCCCTCAACATAAAGAAGTAATGATGTATTTATTAAGTCAATTGTTTTTTTCATCATTGTGCTTTGATGGCTATGCTGATCAAAAATTACTGGCAATACATTATTCCACTTATGTAGACACTTCCAAAGAACTCTGTTTTTAAACTCATCATAGTCATTCTTTCGATTTAGTCTTTCTTCTCTTAACCCATCTATTTGTAAAATTATTTCATTTTCTTTAAAATGATGTCTAATAGACCTAATTGTTTCATCAAGAATGCTTGTATCTGGGTGGTCTGGTAAAACTGAAGTAACAACTACAATGGTAATATCTCTACTATGCATAAATATCTCTCATTATCTTAATTGCAAAATCTCTTTTAAACTTAAGCCACCAACAAACTATCTGATGCATATTATTTGGATAGTTATCTTTTATTTGATCTACCATATCTTGTAGTTTTTTCCAACTATCTATTTTTGGAACTGGAAAGTTATTATTAAATACAAGATCATAAAACTTGTCTCTATCGCCTTTAGAATTAACTGTATCTGCAATTGGAACACACATCATCTCTATTGCCTCAAAGAATCTAAAAGAATCTATGCTAACAACTCCAGCAGGGGCTGGAGCAATCATTGCACTAAATAGATCATTGTAGTATTCAGATGGACTAGAACCCTTTGCAAAGCCATCTGTTGGTTTATATATGGAGTTCTGTATGGTTGGCATCACAGAAGCAAGTTGCTGCCTTCTTTGATGTGTTACCTGTCCAGCAAAACAAACATCTTTAGTTTTTTGAGCATACTTTGGTAGATTGTCTTTAAGATGTTGTGGCACACCTATTGGAAGTTTATTATACTTTTCATGTTTTAACGTAGGATATTGAATCCAAATAGAAATATTATTATGTTTTATTTTGTTAACATCAAAAAGATTACATTCATCTCCAGTAATAAACAAAACTACTCTGCCTAATTTATTTATCTCGTTGTTAATATCTTCTTCATGTCCAACATTTTGAGGACCAGGAATTACAACAAATGCTCTTTCAGATTCTGGAATTGATTGAACTTTAATCTGTTCAATTTTTAATTTATCAAATGTTTCTTTGAGCAAGCCATAGTCCCACTTATCTGCAGCACAATCTTTTGCATCAAATGAATACAGATATGCCTTTATCATCTAATCCTTTTTCTCAAAGTACCAATGCGCTTCATGATTCTTTGCTAAAAATTCTCCAGTATAACCAAAAGATTCTAGATAAGATATTGTATCTTCAGGAGTTGTATCATAGTCACGTATTCCTAAATCATCATGAATTGATACGAATATTTTTAAATTGTTATCTCTTAATGTTTTTTCTGCACCCTTGAAAACAAGCAACTCTGCGCCTTCAACATCAATGTTTAAAGCATCTGGAACAATCCCAACTTCTGAAACATAATCATCAAGTTTGATCATTGGAATATTTTCTGTATTTTCATGAATATAAATATACTTATTCCTATCTATGATTGGACCAAGATGTTTTTCTCCCCAAGCATTTAAATTACTACCCTTACGAACATCTGTTGTTTCATTGCTAATTAATCCTGCATAACATGCTAAAGGATCAACAGAATAGTTTTTATACCAAAGCGCATGTATATTTGCCCAAAATTCTGGGGTAGGTTCAATAAGCACCATATTCTCTGGACCAACAATGTTTGCATAAACTAGATTACACCATCCAGCCTCTGTGCCAATATCAAAAAGAATAT